CTTTTTGAATTATTTCAGTAGATCCTTTGGCTTTAGCAGCATTATTAGCAAGATTATTAGCCCAATCAGAAATGTTATTAAGCGAGTTCTTAGCAAAATTACCTACTATCTCGGTAGCCTTACCAAATACTAATGCCAAGATTCCTCCAAACAGAAGTAAAGTATTTCCAGCATTATTTTTAAAGAAGTTGATTACAGGTAATAGAGTGTTAGCTACAAGCTGGCCAAACTCTAAGGCAAGTGTTTGAACTTGTACTTGAAGTTGTTCTAAGGATTTTTGTGTAGAACCAGATGCGACATCAATAGAACTAAATTTTCTTTCGCCTTCCTCGATCACAGCATTTACAAATGCTTGACGACGTTCAAAATCTGATAAATTTGACGCAGCTACCCCAAGTCGTTGAGCATACTTATTAACTGCTGGATCAATTCTAGTAAAGATACCGAGTTCGTCTAAAAGTTCTGGTTCTAGCTTTGCTGCACCTCGAACAACCCGTTGTAAAGCATCTGTTAAATTACGACCAAGAGCACGAGAAGCTCCTAATGAAACAGCTGTTAATCTAGAAATTTGATCAGTATTGAATCCTGCTGAAAGAGCAATGTTGATGTTTTGAGCAGCTTCTGCCAACTCGATTTGTCCTTGAGTTATTTTTTGGACTTGAGCTAAGATTTTTGGCCCAGACTGACCGATTTCAAGAGCAAGAGTTTTAGTACCTTGAACAATTGTTTCAGCCCTAGCAGCCTTACTTAACGCATCAAAAGCTGCTGTTAAAGCAAAAACGGTGGCAGCTGCGCCTGCGTAGGCTGCAACTAAACCACCGAGTCCTGAAGCCTGAGCAGCAAATTGACGTCCTGTAGAAGCTGAAGCCTGTCCAAGTCTGGTTTGGGCGCGACCTATAGATTCAGTTTCTCTAACAACATTTTTACCGCCTTTAGCAGTAAATTCTGTTTGTACTTTTTGTTTAATTATGCCACCAGCCAATTTATGCTCTCTTTGCTTTACTCATTTGTTGAGCTTGTTTTTGCTTTTCTGAATAAAAAGTTTGAAGTTCTGACTCTGCTAATTGTAACAGCTCAAAAACTTCTCGTCTATTATCAATTTCGTAGATATCCATAATAGCGGATAAACCTGAATAGTCTTTGCCTAACCAAGTTCCATTCATACCTTCCCACAAATCTGGCAATGCTCTTAATATTAACAAAGCTCCTTGAGCTTCATAAGAGAGATCAGATGGGTCTTTTGGGATTTGAGCAATATCAATCTCCCAACCCATCTGCTCACACATAGCTATGTATTGGTCAGCAGTCATACCTCCAGCGTGTAATTGGTGCCGAAGGTAATCAACTAGTTTTTTGCTGCTTCTTCAGCTTTTTTCTTAGAAAACTGCTCAAAATCATTCATACAATCAGTAATGAATTGATCAAAGATTGAAGAATTTTTAAGAAGTTCAATAGCATCTTCATCAGTATATTCAACTTCTTCGTTAGGATCCATATCAGAAATATCTACAGGAACTAAAACAGGAAGATGTTTAGCCTTTAAACCTCTCCAACCAACAATAGCTTTCTCAGCATAGTGCTCAAGAAATTTGTCATTATCAATTTCTTCTTCACGTTGGCGTGTACGTTTATTGAATTTGAAAGTTAAAGAAGCATTACGAACTTTCATAAGATCTTCGCGGGTAAGATAGCGAATATTTACCTCAAAACCATCAATATCTGGAAACTCAACCCAGCTTGTTGTTTCTTTGGCAATAAGATTTTTGATTTTACTCATGATTTCCCCTCATAAAGCGAGTGCCCATCACGAATCTGCTTGTCAAAGGTGAGGGGGAACCTTGATTCGCAAGTGACGGGCACTCTTCTGGTAAAAATGTTAATGTTCCCCCTCAGAAACATTATATTTTATTTAGCTCTTTTGAGCAAAGATGGTGACTTCACCACCTGCGCCTTTATTGGCAGTTGTTTCTTGAGCCACAAAGTTGACTGACATTGAAATAACATCTTCAACAGCCAGTACTGGGAACTCAAACTGAACCGCATCAAGCTGGAATGCTACGTAAGGAGCAGTTGTTCCACCGATGATAAGGTTTGCGTTTGATGTTTGTGCGGATGCTGTACGTGAGTCATTAGCGATGTTACGCAAGAATTGAGCTGACTCAGTATCTCCAGCACGAAGATACATTGTAGCAGAACCAGTTACGGCACGAGTACCGGTGAACTGACCAATAGGCTCATTAAGAGCAGCAAGTTCTTCTGGTGTTAAGTAAGTAATATTGTTGTTGTAATCAAAGCTTAAAGCTGTGACTGGGAATGTATATTTAACATCTGTACCCCCAGCTGTTGGCTTGTGGTGGAATTCAATAGCACTCAAACGATTCTTGATGAATGAGTTAGTACCGATTGATCCAGCAACATTCATCTGATTAAATGGATGATAAGCAGCTGTTACTGTAGCTTCACTAACATTAGAGTTAGCATCAACAGAAGTACCACTGTTAAGAACACCACCAAATACTGACACAGCATTGTCACGTGGACTACCTGTCAGTTCTTTAAGAGTTGTACCGAACCCGGTCCATGTTACTGTAGCAATTTCTTCAATACCAGCGTCAACAGTTGCCTGATTGACTGTAGCATTAGAAACCTGATAGAATACATTGTCCAATTTAAAGTACATGTGGTTTTCTTGCGCAGTAGCAAAATTAGAACGAGTTGAGTGCGAACCTGTAGCAGCTGCTACATTAGTAGTTTCAAGCTTACCTGTATTCCAAACAGATTGTTCATTTGTGCCAGAAGCTGGTGCAGTATTAGACACCAGGGCTTGCCACATAAACCAATCAGCAACTGGTTTAGCATTACCTGTTTGAGTGGTACCAGCACTTGTTCCATCTGCGGCGGCGCCAGTGGTTACACCAGTTGGGCGAAGGTAAACCTGAAGGTTCCAATCAACTGGATTAATAGCAGTATTAAAACGCTGCTGTGAGCGATCAGGGTTTGTACCTGATTCAAGGCTAGTAATGTCCTGTGTTGCAGCTGATGATGAAGCAGCAAAACCTGCCAGCACCTCTAATTTCCAAGTATTTTGTGGAGTCATAGCGGTAACGGCAGCACCGTTTACTAAATCAACGGTGGACAAGAATACCTCTGAATTTCTTTGCAAATTAAGAGATGCCATCTTTTTTTCTCCTTAGTTTTCTAGTCTGTATGAGACTGTAGTTTGAACCTCTGCTAATCCGTAAGGAATTGCTAATCCTTCATCAGTTGAAATATTATCTATAGTTATATCTAATATTCCCTTATCAGGATTATCCCCTAAAGAATAGATGATATGTTCAATATCTTGAATTAAATCATCTGCGAGGCTTTGAGAATTATCTTCTCCGAATACGTATGCTCTTATGGTAACGTCTAATGTTGCTACCGTCAAACTTTTAGAATTAAAATCTCGAATTTCGGTACCAGCGCTAAGATAGAGTGATGGAAAATCGTTTACCTCGTCCAAAAACTTTAATTTTCTAAATACGTTATTAAATAGGTTAGTATTATAAGTGTAACCAGCATCGTAACTAGACACGGTACCATCTATCTCTTTTAGTCTAGTAACTAAAAAATCAACTATTTCAGTTCTTCTAGATGTTGCCATTATCTGCCTCGTACAATATTAAATTTTTGTGAGAATAAGGTTTGAACTACTTCACGGGTAGCTGTCTCAACTTGTTGATCAGGTTGATACCCGTATTGCTCATTAGCACGATAAAGTGGGTTATAGTAAAATCTCATAACACTACGTCTATAATCAGCAATAATCTGAACACTTCGTCTAAAACGTCCTGTACGTTCTTTAAAATCAGGCGGAGTAGCTAAACCAGCTTTTTCCATAGTCTCACCAAGTCTTTTTTGAACTAATTGTGTTAATTGTACACTGGAAATAAAAGTTTGTAAAGGCGTTTTGGGTTTTCCCTTTTTAGGTTGTCTTACAGTAAGTGTACCTCCGTCTTCATTTGTTATTTTTGTTGGTATATTTACATCAGTATTAACTTTAAAAGGTTTTTTATCAAACTGTTCGGCAAAAGCTACGACAAAGGCTAAGTAGTCTTTAAAATACTCAGGCTTTACAGATCTTTTTCCTTCTTGAATTCTCTTTACCACA